AAATTCTGGCGTAAACGGAAACAACTCAACCTTATCTGGATCTGGTTTAACTACGGTTACTAGCATTGGTGGTGGATACGGTAATACAGCTGACGCTGGATCAGGTGGTTCTGGTGGAGGCTCTGGCGGTTTTGCTACTTATGTTGGTGGTAGCGGCGTGGCAGGTCAAGGTAATGCTGGTGGTAGCGGTGGAGACTACGGTGCAGCTGGTGGTGGTGGTGCTGGCGCCGTTGGTCAAGGCATACAAGGAACTTATTCATCTGGTAACGGCGGCATAGGTGCGCAATCTTCTATTACTGGTTCCGCAGTGTTCTACGCCGCTGGTGGCGGCGGTGGTGGCGGTACGGCCCCTGGTGGTAATGTAAACCCTGGCGTTGGTGGTACGGGCGGTGGTGGTAACGGTGGATTTGTTGGTGACGACGCAACAAGCGCTGCAGCAAACAAAGGTAGTGGTGGTGGTGGTGCTGGTACCGATGGCTTCAGTTATTTTACTGGTGGTTCTGGTGGATCTGGCGTGGTAATCTTGTCTGTTCCAACATCTCAGTACACAGGCACAACTACTGGTGGCCCAACAGTAACAACTTCTGGTGCTAACACCATTTTAAAATTCACATCTTCCGGTTCTTATACCGCTTAACAAAGGAAACACAATGAGTCATTTTGCAAAAGTAAACAACGGTAAAGTAGAACAAGTGATTGTCGCTGAAGCCGAATTTTTTAACACATTCGTAGATACGTCCCCTGGCACATGGCTACAGACTAGCTACAATACCCGCGGTAATGTTCACTACGGACAAGACGGTAAACCCGACGGCGGCGTTGCCCTGCGCGGCAATTTTGCTGGTATTGGATACACCTATGACCACACGAACAATGTGTTCTATGCACCGTCACCATACCCAAGCTGGGTACTAAACACCAACACATGGACATGGGATGCCCCAGTGCCAATGCCAGAAGATGGTAAACAATATCGCTGGAATGAGCCGACCCTATCTTGGGTTGAATTGGTGGCGGCTTAATTATGGGAAAGCTCAAAGAAACGCTTCTTAATAAAATAGAAAAACTTGAAGCCGAACTGCCAACACCCGAAGAAGCATTAAAGGCTTCTATGGCCCACGCCAACCTTAACCCAATCCTCAAGATGGCCATCGAACAGGCAGAAGCACGCCGTATCAAGGATCTCTACCACGGATTCAAATGATGAACTTTCAAGAATTTTTTAACATCATACTGCCGCTAGTTTTTGTGGCAATTGGATGGTTCTTAAAAGAGCTTTGGACTGCAGTTCAATCTTTAAAAATTGATCTGCACGATCTTCGCACCCACCTTGCTGAAAACTATATACACAAGGATGATTTTTCAGATCGTTGGGACGAAATTCTAAAAGCACTACATCGCGTTGAAGACAAATTAGACCAAATCCGCAAGTGAAAGATTTATTAAAACAACTTCTTACAGGAAAAGATAATGCTACTTACGACATCGGCCGTGTTACTTGGCTTGTTGGGTTTATTGCTGTTATATCTTTGGCTGTATACGAGGTAATGCACACAAGCGTTAGCCTACGCGAGTTTGCAGAAGCGCTTGGTATTGTTACTGGTGCAAGTGGAGCTGCAGTTGCCATGAAGGGTCGCACTGAACCTGGAGACGAAAATAAATAATGTTTCCTCTACCAATTACTACCTGGATCAAACTTGGCGGCATCGTGGCAGTCTGCGCACTGATGTGGTGGATGGGCTACAGCTTTGAGGCTAGTCGGTTTGCTGCCTATAAGGCAACGATTGTTGCCGAAAAGGCAACTATTGAAAAAGAGCAACAGCTTGCCGTCAATAAAATCAATAAGGAAAAGAATGACCAAATTGCTAGTATTAATCGCAGCCTTGCTGACGCTCTTGACAGCCTGCGTAGCCGTCCCAGTCGCGCCCAGCAAGCCAGCGATGGAGAAAGTTGCACTGGGAGATCCCTTCCTGCCGAAGATGCAAGCTTTCTTACAAGGGAAGCTGCCAGAGCAGACGAAATAAGAGCTGGCTTGGAAGCTTGCTATAGGCAATACGATGCTTTAAAATAATTTCACATTGTGAAATTTGGATAAGTAGTTGTATTGGGAGGAAAAATGAAAAAAGTAAATTTAGTAGTTGTAACGTTGTGGGTTTTAGGCATAGTCGCTGCAATTCACTTTACAGACCGCTACACGCAAATTGAAGAGAATATTATGGCAATTGCAGAATCAACATTAGACTTTATTACAAAAGAAGAGGGCTTTCGTAATAAAGCTTATAAGGACTCTAAAGGACTATTAACAATTGGGGTGGGCCACCTCATTAAATCTAGTGAAAAAGATTTGGTTAATGCTACACTTACAGACGAACAAGTTAAAGAGCTTCTTAAAAGCGATTTAAGGTGGTGTAGCCAGGCCGTAGAAAGTACGGTGAAGGTACCCCTTACCCAAGCTCAATTCGACGCCCTATACAGCCTGTGCTTCAATATTGGAGAGACTAACTTTAGAAATTCCACTGTTGTTAAAAAAATTAACGCAGGTGATATGAAAGGTGCCGCAGACGCCATTTTAATGTGGAACAAACCCGCTGTATTAGTAAACCGCAGAAAGCGCGAAAGAGCGCTGTTTTTAACTGATTTATAGGGCGAAAAGAACCTTATTTTTGGATATGTAGTATTAGGAAGCGAACAGAGTTGCAACTCTTGTCTGTGCCGATACACAGACTAGCTTCCACTAATTTAACTTATCGGAGTTACAAATGGAAAGATTGTCTAGAGGCATTGTAAATGAACAAGGTTTAGTTTTTTGGGGCTATTTAAAGTCAGCAAAAAATGGTGAATATTGGGTTGATAGAAATAAATTCAATTCTTTTAGTTTAAAAAAAACCTTTAACCAAAGGCAAAGAGGTTCTAAAAAACTAGGAAGAATTAAAAAGCTTTTAAACAATGCAAAACAAAGAGCCAAAAAAGAAAATTTAGATTTTAATTTAGACAATGACTATTTGGTCAGTATTTGTGTAGATGTTTGCCCCATCTTACATATAGATTTAGAGTGGGATATTTTGAAGGGAAAAGTTACTGACTTTTCACCATCATTAGACAAAGTAAAACCAGAACTAGGTTACGTTAAAGGTAATGTCCAATGGATTTCTGCATTGGCAAATCGGATGAAATCAAACGCAAATTCATATCAATTAAAAGAATTTGCAAAATGGATTATGTTAAATATAAAGGATTGAACATGGACGATTTTAAAAAGAACACCAAAATTAATTGTTATAAAGAAGGCGGCCAGGTTGCGTACAAGTCCCGTAAAGCTGGTAAAGCAGACACGAGTTCTGACATAGCTCAAGACAAAAAGATTGTCAAGAAAGCATTTGGCATGCACGACAAACAAGAGCACCCAGGTGAAAAGACTGATTTGTCTAAGCTCAAAAAGGGTGGCCGTGCTAAGAAGGAAAAGGGCACAGTTAAGAAGTACTGCGGCGGTGGCATGTCTAAGTATAAAGAAGGCGGCGCAGTTGGTGTTTATGGAGCTAAGAAAAAGTCTGGTGACTTAGACAGCATTGAAAAAGCAAAAGACATCAAACCTAAAAAACTAGCCGAAGGCGGCATGTTAAAAGATACTGACGCTGAAGCAAATCCTGGTTTAGCTAAGCTACCTACCGATGTTCGTAACAAAATGGGTTACAAAAAAGCAGGTGGTTGCGTAGCAAAAAAGTAACTAGCGGTTCCGCTAAGAAGTATCAATCTGGCGGGATGGTAACAGCGGAGCCGCAACCAGTACAACCTGGCTTTGGAGTCGGGCAACCCTCTGGTGCCATGGGCGTTGCTGCACCTGGTTCTAAATTACTTCCCGGTCAAAATCCTAATATTCGAGTTGGTTATAAACGCGGTGGAAAGGCTTGTAAATAATGCCAATGAAATCAAAGGCGCAGATGGGTGCAATGTACGCCGCAGCTAAGGGTAAATCTACTCTTGGTATTCCTAAAAAAGTTGGTAAAGAATTTGTTAAAGCTGGCCCAGCGTCAAACAAATTACCTAACAAAGTACCTAAGCGTGCAGCTGGACGTGGAAGATAATGTATAGTAATACTTACAACCAGACCAAGATAACGGTCGATCAACTGATTAGCTACGCACTACGTGATGCTGGTAAGCAGGCGGAAGAAGTCACGCCTGAATATTCTCAAGCCGCTAAGCAGGCACTTTTCTACATCCTCCAAAACTCCACAAACCGCGGCATTAATATTTGGTTGCAAAAGTTTGTGTACATGGGTGCACAAACAGATCAGCAGTACCTTACAATGCCACCTCAGTACAATGACGTTCTTGAAGCGGCGTGGATGTCTAGCTACAACCCACAAGTAACTGCAGCGTTGCCATTAAGTAATCCGAATGCGTTTGTGCTATTTAACCAAGATCAAAACTATGACCTTGGTTTGCACGCAACATCTACATTAACAGACAACTACTTTGGCGCATCATACAGCCAAGCACAGCGTTTGTTTTACATTGGCTTTAACGCATACTCCCCCAACACTGTAACAACCTATAGCCTAAATTTAGAAGTATCAAGAGATGGCATTACTTGGGAGCTGTGGGAATCATTTCCAGATACCGTGTTGGCAGATAGGGAGTGGGCGTACTACCCAATCAACACCACGCAAGAGTGGAACTTCTTCCGCATTAAAAACCGCAACACAGCTACAACATTCTCGTTGCGCTCTACCCAGTTTGCCGTGTCTACGCAAATTATTCCAATGTCTCGCCTTAATAGAACAGACTATTTCAATTTGCCAAATCCGCAATTTAACAGCGCGCGGGTTTTGCAATATTATTTTGATCGCCAAATTTCTCCGCAGTTGTACATGTGGCCAACGCCTCAAAATAATTTTCAGATATTTAGATTTATTGTAGACATCTGCCCACAAGATGTTGGAGACTTGTCTAACGAATTGTACATGCCAAATCGGGTAATACCTTACATCCAAGCCGCACTATCGCACAAGATGTCTATGCAATTACCTAATGTTGACATGGCGCGTGTTGGCTACTTAGAACAACAAGCGTTAATTGCGCGTACAGAATTTGAAGAGCAAGACCGCGACAAATCGCCGATCTACCTGCAACCTAATATTTCTCCGTATACAAGATGACATCTACAACTGTAATGACATACGATTCTTTAGTTGCTGACATCATCAACTATTCAGAGCGTACCGATGCTGACTTTGTGGCAACTATCCCAACAATTATTTCGTTGGCTGAGAATTCTATTGCTGCTGAACTAAAAGCGCTGTTGCAATTAAATGTCGTAGAAACAAATTTAGCGCAATTACAAAGTGTTTTAAACAAACCAGCAAGATGGCGTAAGACAATTAGCATGAAAATAAACGGGGAGCCAATCTTGTTGCGCTCACAAGATTATGTTGCTCAAATGCAAACAGAATCTGCTAATGGAAAACCACTTTACTACAGCGACTATGATTATTCAAACTGGAATTTTGCTCCTATTCCAGATCAGCAATACCCAGTAGAAATTATCTACTATAGTTTAGTACAACCGCTAGACACAACAAACCAACAAAACCTATTTACAGCCACAGTGCCTCAACTAATGCTATACGCTTGTATGTACCACGCCCAAATTTTCTTAAAGGCGCTTGACAAAATAGCAGTTTGGAAAAGTTACTACCAAGACGCCTTGGCTTCAATTAAACAAGAAGACGCCACAAGACGCGTTGATCGTAACACTACCGTTCAGGATTAAGAATGACAACTCCAACCTATACAAGTCCGTTTACGGGTACAGTTGTTGTACCAACAGATGTATCGTATCTTGCGCTGTCACTTACAGCTAACACACAACTATACTGGCCATCTGTTGTAAATCCAACTCAAGTTGTAGCGCCGCGTATCCTTGATGTTACCCCCACTGGCGCTTACACTATACTGTTACCAGATGCACTGCAAGGTGCTGTAGGTACCGACATTCTTATTCGTAATTTTGGACCTTCTACAATCCTTGTTACCGATATTATTGGCACTCAGTCTGTAACTTTGCTATCTGGTGAAGCTCGTTATTTTTATCTAGCAGATAATACAACCCCAGCTGGTGTTTGGCAAAATGTTAAGTTTGGTATTGGTACCTCTTTTGCTGATGCAGCGAGCTTAGCTGGCCCAGGTTTAATTGCCTTAAATGGCAAATTAGCAACATCAACAAATGCTGTTGAAATTTTTGCAGACCCCGGGATTACTAATGCCAACCGTGCATACACTTACATCTGGGAATCTGGTGCAGGCGCAATCACCTTACCAGCAGCAGGCACATTGCAACAAGGCTGGTATATTATGTTCCGTAACAACGGAACTGGTACGCTGACAATCACACCGCAAGCACCATCACAAATTAATAGCTCTTCAAGCATTCCAACAAACCCTGGCGATTCTGGCGTTATTATTTTTGAAAAATCAACGGGTAACTTTTTTACAGTTGGTTTAGCTAACCCAACCAATGTCACATTTACTGCAAATACTTATGACGTGGATGTTATTGTTGGGGGCACATTTAACCTTGTATCATACGCTCCGATTATTCAAACTTATGTTGCGCTATCTGGTACAAGGACAACAAATTTACAGGTTGTACTGCCACAGATTACTCAAATTTATATTTTAGTAAACCAAACTGGACAGAGCGGATACAATTTACAATTTAAAGTAGAAAATAGTTTAATTACCCCCGTAGTAGTTAGCACGGGTCAGGTTGTTTTTGCTTTTAGTGATGGCACTAATTTATACGCTATCTCACAACAGTCTGCAAATGGTCAATTTTTTGCTAATAATGGTACCGCTTCAGCCCCATCGTATTCTTTTTTAAATGACAACTCAACGGGCATGTATTTGGTATCGCCCGGCATCTTAGGTTTTTCAGCTGGCGGTACTAACCTATTTACTATTAACAACAGCAATCCAAGCGCTCCTATCATTACGGCAAATGGGCAGTTTAACGCTGCGCTTATTGCTGGTGGAACATACTAAAAGATGGCAAACCAACAAGTTGGCGAGCAGTATAGCCTAATCTACACACTTGGTGTAACGCCTGGTATTAAGCGGGACGGTACCAAATTTGAATCGCGTGAGTACAACGATGGGGTTTGGTGTCGTTTTCAACGCGGCGTTCCAGTAAAGATGGGTGGCTACTTAGAGATGTTTGGATCGTTCAATGGCATTGAACGAGGCATGATTGCTAACTCCGAAAACGGCGTTAACTATGTGTTTGCTGGTAACGCCAATGGTTTAGATGCGTTTACCACGGGACAGTCTTTGGGTGTTGGCAGTGGGCCTTATGTTG